TTCTAGATGTCTCATTAACTGATACATAGGTCTTGATCCACCTGCATTTTTGACTGCTTTAGCTGTAATAACAAATTCTCCGTCAGATAACATAGCAGGTACATCATCAGATGTTCCAGTGCCCGGCCCGTTTATTTGTCCTTGTCTACGAGGGAAACCACCAACTGCTAATCTTAATACTTCAACTATACCACCTTTAGATTTACCAAACTTTTTTTGTAGTATGTTTAAAAGTTTTTTAATATCTGTTTCAATTTTTAGAGACTTAATACCTTTAGGTTGTTTAGTTTTTTTCTTTTCTTGTAAAAATTTTCTCATTATGTCATCTCCAATACTGATGCTACAAGGTGTAATTCACTACCATCTGCTACCGCTTTTAAGACTTCACTAGAATTTAATATTAGTAATGAAGAATCAAAAGAGTCATTAGATGGTTGTAATATTTCTATCGTACTACCTCTCGGTACATCTCTATTTCTTTCGTAAATAAACTCGTTAGAATTAGTATCTGTAATTATTATTGTAACTACAGAATCTGTATTCTCATCATTGTTAGTTATATGTATAGACTTAATTAAACTTACACCTGTAGTGGGAGCAGTGTGTATGCTTGTTTTACCTCGTAAAATCTTTTTTTCATTTTTATATGTATTGGTTGACATTAATCACCTGTAAATAAATTAAATCTTTCCATTACAACTTTGTTTTCTTCTGCTGTGTAACTTGTATTTAATGTTAAAACTATTGTTTCTATTGCACGCACTAATTCATTTTGTTGTTGTACGTTATATTCTTGTGATGGTGATGGTAATCTTACGTTTGTTATTTTACTCATTTTTTCTTCTTATGTCTTTTTGCAAAGTTACGAGCAGATTCTTTTGACCTAAAACCCCATGCTTTCAGTGCTAAACCAAGCCTTGTTGGCTTACCCTTTTCATCTCTTTCTTTACCTTTCATACCGCCAAATCTAGCGGCAAAAGAAATTCTTCGTGGATTAATACCCCGTTTGACTGGAGGTTTTAAATTAGCTCCTTCTTTCTTTTTAAAAAAAGCTCTACCTTTTGCTGTTAAACCACCTTTAGGATTTTTGTGTTCTTTTCGCATTTCTAATACTTTCCTTACCCTTTTTAAAAATATTAACTACTTGTGATTTACCCATAACTTTAGCTCTTTGTTCACCAACAGTTAGTATTTGTATCTTACGAGCAAATGGTTTTTTTATTCTTTTTACTTTTGCTACAGTAGCTCTAGCATCAGCAGGTGTTGCAAATTTAATTTTAACTGTATCTTTAGGATTTTCATCCGTATACAATCTTCTTCCAGAACCTTTTGGTTTTTTACCTGTTCCTTTTTTTGGATCTGCCATTTTTTCCTTTTAAAGCTGATTTTAATAGTTTACTTTGTTTAAGATGAGATCTTGATGCTTTTTGTAAACCTTTCATAACTTTTTTTACTTTAGCTGTGCTTTTTTTATTCATTATTTTTTTCTTGCTGTCATAGCGGCTCTACGAAAATTAGCGGCAGTTGGTGCACCCTTTGCACCTTTTTTACGCATTTTACCACCTCTTTTTCGTTTTGCATGTATGTTAGCATATAATCCTTTTCTTGCCATAATATACCTACCTAGTTAAACAAGTTCCGTCACAATATTCACACATATTAAGTCCTTTTCTTTTTTGGTTTAGAGGTTTTCTTCTTACCACCTCTTATTAAATCTTTGTCTGCTTTTCTTGCACCACCTTTGCCAGTCGCAAAGCTCCTCACACGCCCTGCCGCCCATTGATGTGCAGATACTTTAGGTCTTGATCCTTGTGAGTAGTAAGCACCTAAACCTCTTGAATAAACTTTACTAAGAGTAGATTTAGATATTCCACTTGATTTTGCATATTTATTTACAACTGCTGATTTACTCATCCTTTGCTTCTCCTTTTACTTATAGCATCCATCATAGCAGGAGTAAGTTTACCTTGTTTGTACAATTTTTTTGTACGCATAATTTCTTTTTCTCTTGCTTTAGGATTTTTAGCACCCTTAACATATTTTAAAGGTGTACCTTTTTTTGTTTTTGGTACTGGTGCAAACTTTCTTTTTGTTTTTTTTCTTTTCTTCATTATCTTTTACCATCTGGTTGTACTTCAAATCTTAAAGTGCCTAATCTCCAATCTTCATCTAAAGCATCGTTATTAATATTATTGTATCCGTTGCTTTCAAGACGAACTGCTATTTGTCTACCTCTTGTTCTAACATTAACTTTAGAACTAGAAGTAGAATAAAAAAACGGGCCTTTAGTTGTTTGCGTATCTGTAGGAAAGTATCTAGATTTAAGTGATATATTAACATTTCCTACTTGATTTTTAAAGTCTGGAATTAATTTATTTACAAATAAAATGTCGTCTCCATCACCTATATCAAAGTCACCACTTTCAATAAATGATGTTAATGTAGATCCATCATCATTTTTACCTTGTTCATGTATAAATAATGTAGAGTTTGTGCCGTCATATTTAGTAGCATATGGTAAAGGATATGTTCCAGAGTCTATCCATGTACTTCTATCTAAACTACCTGTATACCAAAGGTTTTCTTGATAGTTCCATATTACATATTTGTCTACTTGGTTAGATGCTTTAGAACAATAAAACCACCACACCTCACCAAAAGCAGAATTACTTCCTGCCCATACTTGTTCATATTGTGTAGTATCTATTTCATCAAATACAAAATCTTCTACTGTGCATGGTAATTTTCTAACTGTACCATCAAATACAAAGAAAGCATCACTACCCATCCAAAAAGCAACGCCATTAACATCTATTGCAGAATGTGGACTAATAGAACCACAATTAGATCCTAATTGTTGAAAACCAAAAGTAAATGGTGCACCAATAAAAGACATACCATGTGCTGATGTATCTGTTAAAATTAATATTTGTCCTCTTGTTCTTAGTGCTGTAACTATTTCACTACCACCAACTATTCTTTGTGATCCAGAACTATTAGTAGCAGTTGGTGTCCAATCTGTTTCGTCATCTTGTGAAGACCAACGAATAAACATTGGGTCTTGTGTTGATGTTTGACCGATAGTTGTTTCTGTTCCAAAACATATTACATGTCTATCTGGATTTGAAACTAACATAAATTTACTTTTTGTTGGAGCATTAGAAACTTGTGTAGCTACATTAGTGGCAGTTAAAACACCACCAGATGTATTCCAGATAAATAATTTACCATCAATATCTAAAGCTAATATGTCTTCACCCCAGTTATCTATTGCCCAGTTACGAAGTGCAATAATTACTGAGCTCGCTGTATTAGGTGAGTCCCAAGTTTGTGCTGAGTTCCATGTTCCTGTTCCCCATCCATAACCAGATAATGCTCTGTCTCTGCCTGCGGTAATTTCATACTGTACTGTGCAATTACCTGTAGTTGATACAGAAGATGAGGCATTAGTGCCAATATCAATAGTATAAGTATTAAGGGTAGGAACTGATTGAATTTCATATTCTCCGTCTACAGTAGAAGCTGATACACCACCTATAGTAGCACTTGTAGAACTAATTGTAACATAATCACCTTCACTAGCACCATGACTAGAGTGTGTTACTGTAAATATAGATGATCCATTTGTTGTAGTAAAAACAGAAGTAATATCAGCAGATAATCTTGTAGGTGTTGCATCAAAAAAAACACCCTCGTTGTATATATATAATTTTTTATTTGTACCGAGTGCATCATAAGCTGTCCCATCTAAAGAGTTCCAAGCAAGTTGTGCTCTTGCTACTCCAATAAATTCTGTTGTAGAAACTTTATCCCAACCACCTATTTTTTCTGGATAGCCATATCTAAATCTTACTTTATCTCCGTCTATCCATTTACCTTTGTTTGTTATATCAGTGTTTTGTTTATCAAAACCTGCACCAAACTGAATTTTATTATATGGCATTATAACCCTGTAGCGATGAAGAAATTAACAACTGCAAAAGGTTGCATTAAAGAATTACTAAAATCACTACCAGAGCCAATATTACTACCGCTTTGCATACTTTCAAAACCACCTGTAGCTCCTAAACTTCTTGATGATAATCCAGATCCAGAACCAGAACCTATAGGTGCTCTACCTTGTAAGTCTGGTAAATTAAAAGTAGAGGAACCATCACCAGTTCCATAAGTTGTAGACACTGCTGAAAATAAAGCAGAGTATGTGCTTCTACTTACAGCTTGACCATTACATAATAAATATCTTTTAGTAGAACTATCTGATTTTGTTGGCTCAGATGCAAATCCTGCCATAATAATACCACCTGTAGGAACTGTATCTTTTACGTCTTGACCAGATCCAGAAAACAAATTACCTGTTATTGTAGAGGATGCAGTTATAGCACCAGTTACATCTAAAGCTACTGAGGGACTACCATTTAAAATACCTACTCTATCGTTTCCACCATCTACAAAAATAGCATTAGCATTTCCATTTGATTCAACTCTGAAGTCAACATCAGCAGAGCTTTCATTTATTGTTACATTACCTCCATCAAGGCTTACTGCTCCTGCTACATTTAAAGTGCCTTTACATACAAGATTGTTTATACCAGTGGCAAAAACATCTTTTACAAAAGTACCATTAGAATATACTAAAGCATGAGAACCTTGTTTTACGGCAACACCAGATCCTGTGTTACCAGTAGTAGCAACTGTTAAAGTTTGACTTCCTGCTGTATTATTAAAAACAATATAATTAGACTCAACTGTTGGTACGAGTACATTAATGTCACCAGATAATGTTCCTGTAAATTCTAAAACTTTTTGTCTGGATTCATCTGCTGTAGCGTTACTGTTAGTTAGAGTTACGTCAGAAGATCCTGCAACACTTTTAGATGCATAACCATTTATTGATTCATCTATTAAATCAAAATTTGTATTTGTTTTATCACCCCAAGTGTTTGCGTTTTCACCTGTTGCTTGTTTTTCTAATCGTAATCTTGTCGTAAATGTGGAAGCCATTCTATACCCCTAAATCTATTTTGTTTAAAATTGTTAATGGAAAACTTTCAAACTCTACACAGTATGAATCTACCTTTGTAATAGCTTTATATTCCTCTGATTTGTTATTGTAAGACTCTTGTATTTCGTATCTTGCAAATTCACAATCTCCTTCAGTTGCGTATATGTATCCATTATATTTTACAGATGGTGCATTAGGAAAAGAAAATAAAACTAGCATAAACCAAATTTTTATCATTACCCGCCTAAAGGATTAGATGTACTAACTTTTAATTCTTCAATTTTTACATCTTGTAATTCATTTTCTTTTTGCACTATTGCCATATTTTTTTCTAGATCTTCAACTTGTTCTTTAATTTTATCTAATGGTTTGCGAAGTTTTTTATCTAAGTTTTCTAAATCTTCTTCACTAGCTCTATCTGCAAGAACAGATTGTAAAACTTTTATATCTTTTATAATATCTTGTGTAATGGCTTTCATATCGTTGCTATTACCCGCTATGTCATTTCTTAAGTTATCCAAAACATCATTATCTAAACTAATTATTGTAGTCTCTAATTCTTTTAATTTTATGTTTATTTCATTAATAGAATTATCAACTGCTGACAAATCTACAGTTTCATTAACTACAAACTCTTTGTTTTCTATTTGATCAAGTCGTAAATTAAACTGACCCCATGTATAAAAACCACCTCCGATTGCACCAATAACTCCTATTAATGCCGCATATGTGCTAAGTTTTTCTATTATTTTCATTGTTTCAATGCCTCCAGTTCAGCTTCTAATTTAGTTTTTTGTTTGTTAATATTCATAAGTGTAACCCTATGTATTTCAACAGGATCATTATCTGTGTATGAACTTAAAGATGTATTAACATATATTTCACCAGAATATGTTGATAGATCTAATTGAACAAACAACCCCATATTTGTATTGTTGTAAATTTCTTTAGCTGTATAAAATGCTACTTGACTATACGAATCGAGGTCATTTGCTCTAAAAAATAAATCCTCTTTTGATAAGTTCTTAGTTGTTTCTTTTGTTACCTTTGCTATTTGTTTTGCTATTGATTTAATATTTTTATTTAATTTTGATTCTATTTTTGCAACATCTGTAGTAACCCTGTCTTTGGTGTCCAGTTCTTCCGATTGTATATCTTCTTGCTCTCCACTTTCTTCTGTTGATACCTCTGATTCCTCAGATTCTGTGCTATCGGATTTCTCTTCTTCTGTTGTTTTGTTTGTTGCAACTTCTTTTTCCTCTTCTACTTTTTCTGATTCTGTAACTTCCTCCACTGTTTCTGTCTCATTTTCCTCAACCTCCGAAACGCTTTCTTCCTCCGTTGCGACACTCTCCAGTGGTTCTTCAAACTCTTCAAAAGATTCTTCAGCAAGTTCATCATTGAACTCCTCCTCAGTTATCTCTTCAAAAAATTCTTCAGCCGTTATGCCTTCATCTTCTAGAAACTCCATGAACTCTTCTTCCATGCCAGTCTCTTCTAAAAATTCAGTAAAGTCCTCCTCAAATTCTTCAGTAAATATTTCCTCTGTTACCATCATTGGTTCAGAAAATTCTTCTTCAAAAAATACCATTTCTATTTCTGGCATTTCTTCAAAAACCTCCATTTCAAACTCTTCTATTGGAGGTAAGTCATCTATAACTATTTCTTCGAAAATATAATCATTTTCAAAGGGCAAATAAAAATCTGGTATTATTGTTATATCTTCGTTAATCCAATCAAAATCATCTGGTATATTTTCTACAATATCAATGATGTCTTCGTCAATATCTTCTATAACGTCTTGTGTTTCTTCATTTATAGGAGGTATCTCAGTGTATGTAACATTTAATGTAACATTATCTACATCTGGGCCACGATGATAATTATCATAAGCTGTACCTGCGGTTTCATTATACAGTTCTGCTCTAATTGTAAAATCTGTTTGTGTATTTGAGCCTTGAGTATAAACATTCGTATAGTTTGTAAACGTACCACCATTCATCGACCTATTAGGGTCATGGTCATTTATATCTCTAACTTGTGTAGATACTGAACCATCAGATCCTGTAACAGTTTGTTTAAGGGTAAGTGTGTTTTCAAGACTATTCCAAAACCATACGTCTGCCCCCATGGTTGAGGTAAAACCTTGATTAACTTCTGATTGTGTCAGATGGCCATCGCCAACTAAATCTACATCTTGGTATACATTGTCTTCTGTATGACCTTCAAATGCTAATACACCACCACTATCATCCATGCCTGTTTGATATGGGAATCCATTCCAAGCACCATGAGTGTGAACACCATGGTCGCCATCTGTTGACCAACCAGTTGTAGTTGTACTGTTACCAGTTCCAAACGTAGAGTTAGTAAGAATATTACCTGTATCTACTGTTTGAGCATTTCCTATGCTATATATGCAAAGAAATGATATGGCTATGGATAACCAAATACTATAATATAAATATCTCATTCATGCACATTTATAGCGGGTTCTTCTTTAATCTCTTCTACCTTAACTTCTTCTTCTTTTTTTGACTCATGCAATTTTTTTGCATTTTCTTCTGCAATTCTTTTAGCCTCTTCTTGTCTTGCTATTTCAGCTAACTCTTCATCAATTTTAGATCTTGTTTCTAATTTAGAAACATATGAATCATAATCTGGTCTTTCTACATCGTATTTGTTCCATTGTGCTATAGCCTCTGGCCCAATCTTACCTTCAAATGGACAAGGGGTGCCTGCCATAAGCATTGCCTCAAAAACTCGTTCATCTTGACACAAAATTGACACAGCCGCAATCTTCATGCCATAATCAAAAAGCACCTTACTGAGCTTTATCCTTTCGCAATTAAGGTCACGAAAATGTTTACCGCCAGAGATCCCAACACCAAGAGTAGATAAAGA